TTGGGAAATTTCATGAGGAAATCGGTTTTGCAGTGCGTATCGAATACGGTCTACAATCTCTTCGATTTGTGATACGGATGAGTTATCCATTAGAATACCACCTTGCTGCCGATCCACTGCTCAACCATGCGTACAATCTTTTGCTGATCCGCACCATTCATATTCCATAAGACACGTCGTGGTACATCTTTGTGGCCTTTCAATGGATTCGGCGAAATACCTGAGGTACTGTGCGTTGCACTGAACTGACTTCCGTCGTTCGCGAAACGCCATGATACTCTGTCTCGGGTAACAATACCCGCGCTATTTGCGCTTTGGAAGTAGCTTGCAAGTGCGCCTGTGTTACCGTGCATCGGACCATCGCCCTCTTTCCATTCGGAGTTTACTGCCCAACTACCATAGATCGAACCATTTCCTGCAAAGTTTGCGTTCCAACGATTGATCATGTAGGCTTTTGATTGCTGCATAACTTCACGTCGGTCTTCAAGCTGCTTTTGGATTGTTCGTAGACGTCTACTCGGACTCTTGGGAGTCATGGTGGCTTTAATGGTAAACATGTCATGCCCTCGCGAGTGTGGATCGAATAAATGGTGCGATGTATTCATTGATTTCATCTTTGAAATGCTTGATACCTGGCTCCTTTGAGTCGCCAGCGCCATAGATTTCAAAGTCCTGATAGAGAAGCAATGCGGTCTGTAGTAAAATAGCTTCTCGGAGTGCCTCAGGTAACGTTACAGCAGTATATCCTGCCTCATACGTTACTTGATATTGGTATCCATTTATACTTACGTCTGATCGTAAGGTAAGGATGCCTAAATCTGCTTCAAGAACATAGGTATCTGCAGAAAGTAGCGTAAATAGATCGCGGTCAAACATACGATGGTTTAGCGACGTTACACTCACAACGGGACGAACATTCAGAAAGAGGTTCGGCCCCTTGACAAATCCTGTCTCAGTGTATATACTCTTAACAAGTGTCATGCCGACTTTGTTTCCGATAATATCCTCAGCACGGCGAATGAGCGACGCCAAGTCATTTGCTTGATCACCTAATGATTCGTAACGTGACTTCGTAAAGTCTTGCTGCGTAAGTAGTCTTGGTGTCGCCATAGAGCCTTACTCCTGCGTGTCGTCGTTCTTCTTGACAACCTTCTTGGATTTCTCGACATGCTCAACAATACGAAAGCCATGGTCCATCAACAGCGGAATCCAATGCGGTTTCTTTGTATCATCGACTTCGACAACTCCTGCGATACCATCATTCTTTACCACGATGTGACCGTCGTAAAAATGAATCACGTTGCCAGGATGCTGCATGCCTTCTTTTTGTCGTAGTGTTACAATCATGTTAGTTCACCACGGTATCAGGCGTCAGCGTGACTGCAGCAGCATCAGGAGCCGAGATTGCACGAAGCGATGAGTAGTTGGTATCCGTAACGCCTGCATCAGCATCCAACTTCGTCATCGCACCATTGTGATCTGCCTTGAGTTCTGTGACCTCAGTTACCAACACATTAACCTGTGTCTTGAGGCTATTGACGACGGCAGTCAGTTGAACGAGTGCAGCCGTTAGTTCTTTTTCACCACGAGTTTGTGATCGAATTTTTCTTGTAGCCATACGGCCCTCCCTACACAGGAATAGTGGTGGGAACAATGCGCTCCCACCGACTATTAGCAAACTTATACAATGACGTCAGATGCGCCGACAAGCTTCGCGTGGTATCGGGAAGGACCCTCAACGACGACAGCAAGGTAGCTCTTGATGATGAAGTCAAGAGAGTCACGAACGTGTGCCATTTCCTCGTAAGTAGGCTGCTTGGAAATAGGAACAACAATATAGTTATTATTGATTGCGAGAATGGTGTTACCAAAGTAACCACCGTGCGGATCGAAGACTTCGATGATAGGAACACCGTTCCAAGATCGAACCTTGAATCCACCGTCAACCTCTGCGGTATCGTATCGCATCTGTGGCTGTAGCAAGCTACTGACCTTGGATGCCATGCGCTGACTCATGATAAGGTGTGTAGTACCACCACCTGCAGGAGTGCGGAGCAATTGGTCCATGTGCGCAAACGTCAAGTCGCCTGCGGTACCTGTACCGTTGTTATTACTATCGATGTACATGGTGTTGGTGATCTGCTTCGCGATACCGTCAAACTCGTCAGGATCAACAGCACTGTCGCCTGTAATGAGCTTGAGTTCGAGTCCACGAATAAGACCTTCAGATGCGTTCCGAACAGCAAGCTCAATCATGCTGCCAACAACAGTCTGAGAAGCAACCTGCAACTGTCCCGAAACCTCACCACGGATGTAGATGGATTTGAGCGGGAAGTCAGATGGTCCCCAATTTGCGCGAGTCGCGTCAGGAAGCGTTTCCAACTCAGAGCGGAAGCTTGGTGTTGGAAGCGAGGTCTGTGCACGATAGCTGTAGCTCATGCCATTCCAATCAATCTTTCGAAGAATGTTCCACAAAGGACTTCGATCTTCGAAGAATCGACGAATACCTTCACTATAAATCGTTGGTACGAGTGTACTTGTGTTTGTCGTTGAATATGGATCAGCAGCCTTCTGCGTGTCGAGTAGTCCCTGATCGAGAATTTGATCGTCCATATGATTCTCCTAGCTAAATAAGAATTAGCTCATGATTTTTCGAGCGGTGTCGCTGATGCCTGCCGCTTCAATCGCCGCTCGGATTGAATTACCTTTGGTCACTTTTTCGTGATACTTCGCGAGAGGACTATCATCCTTCGTGCTCTTATCTTTCGCAACGGAAATTGACTTGTCGTTTGGCTCTGACGCAACTTCCTCTACGCGAGACTTAAGCGCATTGAGTTCATCAACAAGCGGTTGTACAACATCAGTCTTCATCGCTTCGACTGCAGACAATACTGCCGCCTTGACAACTTCTTCCTGAACTGCTACAATATCGTCAATGGAAGGAACCTTCGCCGCCTCATCGAGGGACGCCTGCTTCTGAACCATCAACTCATCGTACTTAAGCGTAAGAGCCTTATACACGTCGAGTACGTCTGCAATGCCCTTGGTGAATGTTTCTGGCATCACGACTTCGATAGTCGTGTGCTCTACCTTTTTATCGTCCATAAGATTCTCCTGTGTGTCGCCAAGCGACTTTTCAATAACTTCGAGAAAAGAGTACTGATATGCAGGTTCTTCAACGACACTAATCTCATCGAGAAGCATGCCTTTGAGGATGCGTACAAACTTGCTTTTCTCCGTATGCCATTCGCGAACATAATCGGTGATCTTTCCACCAATAGAAAGACCATGCTGAATTGGTTTGTTTGGAAGATCGCCGCGCTGAAGCTGCTTATACAACGTCATCGCGTTTGCGTTGTCTTGATCGAGTTCCGCCGTAACCCAAAGATTTTTCTCTGCGTCAAGCTCAGCATCGACAAGCCAACCAATCTTATTTTCCCATCCACCTTTATGAGAGGATCGGAGTGGTAGGTGTGATGTTTTCCCATTGCTGAGTGTCACACCTTTATGAATAGCGTTAAGCATTGCGTCAAGAGCAGACTCAGCCATAATCTCGTTATGAAGGTCGAGCTTTGTGCCACTTGCAATACCACTGATAAAGATTCGTTGTTCGCCATCAATCTCCTGACTGTAGGCTTTCTGAATCGGTAACTCCATCGAGAAGTGTTGATTCTGCATGGGTGATTACTCCTTCGAGACTCTTGACAGCCTGATAAATCAAGCCCTTTCGTAGCGTCTCATCAGATACATTAAGTGCTTTATGGATTGTCAGAGCGGCATCGGATTCAACATCGTGCATGTGTGCATACGCTGAGAAAAGCGAACCGTCATGACCGAATTGTACGTATTCTGAAATATCTTGCATTGCTCGGGCAGCTTTCTCGGCTGCGGCTGTAGCAGGAACGCTGACGTTAATATCCTTGGGGATTTCACTGTCATCTTTGCGATCCGCAGGCGTAAGCGGTACAAGCTTATCCTCGTTTGTGCTTGGTAGTTGGAAATAGCGCTGCATCTGATCAAGAGGGATCGAACCTGTTGGCGTATTCAAGAAGTGAACGTCTCCACCTGAAACAGGAGGCTTGCCCAAATCTTCACGAACTTCGTTCGGACTAAAGACACCGAACGCCTCACCCTTTGTGTAGTATTCCATCAATTCAATACGATCAGAAAGGTCTGATTCACTGTGACGAATAATGGTTTTCTGTACGTCGAGTTTCTTGAGAATCAGTTGCTCATTGATAACGCCTTCGACAAGAACTTGCAGCGCACGAACAGATTCCGTACGAAATGTCTTATCTTGCTCTTTCGAGGTTGCTCTGTTCGAGCTATCGGTGATGCCAAGTTTCGTTGGCGGGACATCAAGCACAGCGAGGATTTCAGTCAAAACATAACGTCTTCCTTGAAGGAAGCCCATTTCATTCTGAGACGAAACCGCCTTATGGACTTGAATCTCCATATCACCTTCAAGAATAATTGGCGTGTGTGCGGCGTCGGGTCCCGTATAGTGTTGTTCAAGCCACCGTTTGTTACGTTCAATGTCACTTGTGTTTGAGCTTTTGATTGAAATGATCGTACCCGTCATGCCGCTGTTCTTGAAGAATGCAGCATTGTAGCGCTGAGCGTACAGGTCTGTATTCACTGCCCATCGAAGAGACTCAAGAGGCGAAAGACCATACAACGAGTTTTTAGGATCAGAAATTTTAAAGTGAAGAATTTCGTCAGGCTTGAAAGTCACCGCATCGTCGCGTGCAACACTGTTTGGATTAATTTGATAATATCTCGTCACGTTTCCGTGGTCGTCCGCATCGATAAGAATGGTGGACGGATCGAGCCACTTCAACCGTGTTGGTCTATTTGTTCTATCAGGAACGATGTACAAATACGCATCACCGTAAATCTGAAGGTCTTTGTAAATCTTGTTAAGTTCACCCAAAAGGTTTGGCTGTATGTCAAAGAATGCTTGAAGTTTCTTCACTTCGGCAGCTTTGACCGCTGTGCGTCCGTCTCGGGAGATATATCTGAATGATGTCGAAACTGCTGCATTTGCTCGCTTGTCAATAGCGGCGCGTACAAACGAGTGTCGTGTATACATCAAATAATAGTCATTCCATGTGTTACCTTTACCTGCTTGATTGCGCAGTCTGTACGACGCTGAGCTTGCATTATTCGACCAAGGAGAAAGACCTGTCCCTATCGAGCGATCTCTCAATTTGTCTGCGGCCTTCGCCTTTTGAATATCAAGATCGTTGCGCACTCTCTCAGGGAGAATGATTGACATAGGTAGCCTCCTTAGAAGGGGAAGGTGGATCGTCCACCGAGTGTGTAAATTTGTACAGGACGAGAATCTCCAACCTCAAGCGCAAGTGCCAAGGCCCAAAATCCATCATCGTGTGGCGATCCGTAATACTGTGGGGACCCTGCTTCTGTGGTCTTTCGCTGCATTCCTGCAATCTCTCCATGAAGCTGCTGTGCGCTTTCAAGGAGCCATACTTGCTTGTTCTCCATCAATGACTTGACTCTGTGTGCCATTTTCTCTTTCGACTGATTGTTGAAATGGATTGGCTCTAATGGAGCGCCAGGAGCGCGTTCGAGAATCAACGGATTGACTCCAAGTCCAAGTCCTGTGTTGTCGGCTCCAATCTTTGCAGGATTGAAGGCACGAATGAGGCGAGCAATGTGATCCGCCTGTGCAGGAAAGTCACCATAGTCTTTTTTGTTAAGAAACTCAGAATAACGATGTTTGTAAATACCGTGCTTGTCACGTTCGACAACCTGAATACTTGTTTTGTCGTCCTTGTCGCCACTCTGTCCGTAGTCGAGGCCCATATAGACATCGCCTTCGGCGTCACTTGGCGTCTTGAGCCATTCAACAAGTGCGTCTTCTTTGTATTCGGTAACTCCATCAGATGCTCGGCCCACTGTGCCCTTAATACACGAACGTACAAGGTCCCAACTGATGAATGCACCTTCGTTTGTTGTGAAGGCTCCGCAGAATTCCTGCTGAAACATTGGCCAAGGATAGATTTCATAGTAGAAAAGAAGACGTTCAGTTCCGTACTGCTCAACAAGATCACGCATGTAGTTCATATTCTTCTTGTAGACATTGTGCCACAAGTCCTGAACCTCATCAAACTTCCCTGCCTTGACGAATCGTTTGACGTCAAGCCAAATGAATTCGTGTCGGGAGAAGATCGAGAAGGCTTGCTTGCCCTCGGGATCAGGGACATTGTTGTAGATTTTGTCGAAGTAGTTTCCTTTACCATTTGGAGTTGAGATAATGTCAAGTTCGAGGTCGCCATTGATGATAGCAGGTGCCGCTGCTTTGAACAGTTCCTCATCTTTTCCACGTGGGAAGTAGTGAGCAAACTCGTCAAACACAAGGTCTTTGCGACCACCACGAACGGCTCCACTTGACGCAATCGATTCAACGACGCTCTGCTTCGCTCCACTGTGGAAACCAATTGAGAGGGCATTGTCGATTGCAAGGGGGATTCTGTATCGTTCAGGGAGGGTGTCGTGCAAGTTACGAATATATCGAATCTTGTCAACACTTTCCCTCAAGTTGATCGAAACAATTTGGCACTTGTATCCTGGCGTTGAATACGCTTTGAAGTACTTTGCCATAGAAACAACGAGTGAGGCTCCTGCCTGTCTCGTTTTGTTCGTCACTTTGAAGGTTGAATTGTCTAAGAGGTAATCAATTTGAAACTTTTCGAGGACTAACGGTTTACCGTCAAACTCTGCGAGGCATTCAAAGAACCATGTAGGGAATGTGAGCGCAAGGTCTTCAAGAACCTGTGCTCTCTGATCGTCAGGAATCCCCTGAATGTATGTCTTGGAATCGATCCAACGCGGGCTTGGATGTCGTGTCAACCATTCCTCCGCTGTTACCATATTTGTGATCCAATTCTATGCGCTTGCGTCGCATTTCTTCATGATCCTTAATACCCATTCGGTACTCAGCGATCAGTGCCGCAACGTCTCGGGAGATAACTCCGTCGTCTGTTGCCCACGATACAACGCTACTAATATAGATACTGAGTTGTCTGAGGAGAAGGTCCATTTGGAGCATACCATCAAAGTCTGCATCACCCTGCATGGATTTCTCCAAGTACTCTCGAACGTCTGCAGGGAGGATAGGCTTCACGCGCTCATACATCTTCTCCGCTGACTCAATTGCAGGTGGTTTCTTTGGTGGGCGTCCTGGCCCACGTTTCTCAGGAAAAACAGGGGTGTTTGTTCTTGCAGTCATTTAGCGTCTCCTCTTGAGGCGCTGAAACGTCTCAACATCTTCGTCATCAAACATATCGTCAAGTTCGTCTAAATCATCAATATGCTCAACACGATTCAATGTCTCTCGTGTTTCTCTCCGCTTCTTATGCGAAGGGGATTCTAACTCACGGACACGATCCTCATGTGGCTTTGTCTTGTCTTTACCCATCAGTTAAACGAATTCACTCGGAATCGACGTGTTTCGGTTACTTGCTCGTTATCGTCATCAAAGAGCGCAGTAACATACAACACGTAATTCCCCGACTGTACAAGAAATTCTCCTGGCACTGTGACCGTGAGAATAGCTCCTACATTCATCGTGGACGCTTCAACTTGCATGGGAAGGATCGATACACCAACGCCGCCTATTTCAATGAAGTCCGTTGTGGAATCACTGCGTAACCGCACGTACGCTGCAGACACATCGGCAGGTGCTCCCTGCTGTTGCATGTTTGGCGCTCCTTGCGGAAGCTTTCGTGCTTCGTAGACGACCTGAAATGTATCGCCTGAAAGAATAGTGGGTTTGGTTCTCTCGTTTAATTGAGGGTGTCGCGCAAGGAGAAACTTTGGTGCAACGTACATGCGTATCTCCTTTGTTGCATTCATCAGTGGTGCATCACCACTTGGCGGATAGCACAGGATTCGAACCTGCGGAACCTTCTACAGGTTCATCGATTTAGCAAATCGAGGCATTAAACCACTCTGCCAACTATCCATCAATAAAGTAAACGAATGAGACTTTATATCGGATTCATGATTCTAGGTACATTATGGACAAATACTTCTTTTATGAAGCAAGTTGTACGATTACATTGCACAGGCGGTAGATTGTGCATATAATCAGGAGTCCTAAGACGCCGCATCCTATCACCTTTGCGAAGTAGTGGTAAAAACAACACAACTGCTTGCCTGTACCAACGACACAAGCACCCACGGCAAGACCGAGAAAACCTGCTGCAAAGAACAATATCTACCACGCTGTACTCATGTTGCCCATCCATATCCAAGCTTTGCAAGCTCAATCGATCCGACGACGGTAAAGAATGCAATAGCGATAACAGTAAGCATACCCACCCACGCAAAGAAAGCAACGAGGACTTTCTCAACGTACGTCGCGTTGTCAGGAGCCAACCACACTGTCATCCATACTGCAGGTATCAGTACAAGGACGATTGGTAGTAACATGACCATTATAGTTCATCCTCCCATGCTGCAAAATCATCCTCATCAAACATGTCTGCATCAAGTTCGTCACGGTGAGCAACAACCGCTTCGTCCGTTCCAACCTTCGTGTCGGAATCTGCGAGTAAGTCCTCAACCCACTGCTTGTGATCGGCCCACCGCTGCGCCTCTTTCGCGTCACGTTCCTTATTGATCAGCTTGTCCATTGGAAACCAATCACTCATAGGTGCTCCTTTCTATTGGAGGGGAGTGTAGGATTATCGGGGTGGATCACACCGCCTGCAATAAGACCTATACCCATCGTGGCTACCCGCATTCTTAGCAAATTTATCTAACTCTACAGGCTGCTTACACTTGGGACACCACTTTGTTCCCACAGGCAGTGATTTCATTCTTGCCGTGTACTGATTGTTTGATGAATGATTCTTATTACATTGTACATGACTAAATGCAATGTTGTCAAGGTCCCAAAACAGTTCAGCATCTCGACCTTCCCAAGGTTTGATGTGTTCAATCGATAGCTCGTCAACCGTATCAATCCATAAGCCACAAACATGACAACGATTCTCCGCATGCTTTTCGAGAAGTGTAAAAAGAATATTCTTACGAAGTCTATTGTTTGCTGCTCCTTGACTCATGCCAAGTTGCTTAGCAATTCTCTCGGCTCTATTCATGCTTTTAGCTCCTTTGGCTGTTAGCAAATTGTTCAGCGGAACAGACACGATTCGAACGTGCACGAGACATTCCTGCCTCGGAAAGGGTTCAAGCCAATTGCGATTGCCATTTACGCCACTGTTCCGTATTGTAGACGTCTAGCGGA